GGGCTATGAGCAATCAAGGCCATAACCTTCCCGAGCTTGGGCCATACGCTGAAATGTGGAGGCTCGCGGCAGAGGACTTTGAACGCGCCAAGTATGCCGTCGCGGTAAAGGAGAACGAGCTGGACGTGAAACTGGCCGTGATCCTTGACCATGACGAAGGCGCGAAGACAACGGCCAAGGAGCGAGCGAAGAACCATCCAGAGTATCAGCGGCTTCATAAGGAAGTCCTGGCGACACGCCTTCAGATGCGGCTCAAGCAGACCGCCCTCAAGGCTGCGGAGATGGGCTTTGAAGAATGGAGAACCCGCTCAAGCAACAGGCGGTCGGAGATGAATATACGATGACTAACGATACTCAAAGAGACGACATTGTAGAGCGGTTGCGGGGAAAGGGGCGATCACCATACCTCGTTGTGTTGAAGGACGTTCAAGAGGCAGCCGACCTCATAGAAAAACAGCGGGCAGAGATAGAGGAGCGGGAGAATGACAACGCCTACAATGCGATGCTGCAACTTGGGATGGTTCAGCTTCTCAAAGAGGCTGGCGTGTGGCCCAAGAGCGGCGACATTATAGCTGCCTATGATCGCTACCAATCTGAGACAGAAGAACGTTTATCTCGGGCCGTAATTGATGAGAAGCCTGCCCAATGACTAACGCCCCCACCATATACGGCTACCCATCGGCGCTCGGGAACCTTCCTGATGATATGGCTCATGTAAAAGAGGCGATGTTGGCTTGGCGGGATTGGCCGTGGAATGGCGCGGAACGTTGGGGGCTATCTAGCCCCCTCGATGTGTTCGAGGAAGTATCTGCGGCTCTGGAATACAGCCAGAAGAAGAACGCCAATTGGCCACGCCCAGATGATGTGCTTGCGCTGGTTTGTCGTGACGCGATGTGGTGCGACTGCGAAGGTTTCGCCTGTTGCTATGCATCACTTGCTCACCGCGCGCTGGGAATAGACCCCGCCGATATATTCGTGACCGTCTATGAGGATCGGCGCATAAAAACAGTTTATGGCGATAGCCGCATAAATTACATCCACGCCGTCTGCGTTATCCACACAGAAGAAGGCAACAAGGTTCTGGATCAACGCGCTATCGAGGTCATGGATGATACGCCGGATGCGGACATTGTTCCGATATTTTCAATCAACTTGAATGGCGAGACTTTTTGGCACAGCCCGCCAGCACGAAAGGAAGCGGCATGAGTGATATGGGCGAGATAGTGTGCCCTGACATTCCGTTCTTTGGGGCCAACTACCCGGACGCAACGTGTATTGATGGGCGGCTTTGGGACTTGGATAGCTGCGACGAGCCCGGAGGGCCATTGTTCGGTGGAGGTGATGTGCCATGCCCATTTTGCAGGCCGCAGGAACATATCAATGAGATTGCCGAAGATTTATATTCCTCCGGTGAATTTGAGACAATTGAAGCCGCGCACCCCAAGGCATTGAAGTATGTGAACTCCCTAAGGGCGAGATATGGCTTCAAGCCAGTTGGAGAACGCCCATGACTGACATCAACATTTCAGAAGAAGCGGTGGAGGCGGTTTGTGAAAATATAATGGCCGATGCGTGGTCAGGCGCAGCCGAAGACACTCTCCGCGCTCTACGCTCTGCACTGACTGAGGCGGAGGAAGGCTTGAAGGCCGCTAAAAGGCGCGGGGACAATCATTGGGAGACGCTTCGGGGCATCCGCGAAATAGCGCGTGATGGCGATTGCGAGCGCATCATTCAATGGGTCAATGATGCGGGGGGCGGCTACACGGCAAGTCCGGGAGAAACAATCAAAACGCTAACTGATCGCGCCCAATCCGCAGAAGCCGAAGCCGCGAAGTGGAAGAAGCTGGCGGGAGAGTTGGCGGGGGCGGCGCGGCAAGTTGAAAACAATATGTGCGAGGGCTTTTGCAAAGACCTGCCGTCAAGGACTACACACACCCCCGAGATGGAAGATGAATGTAGCGTCTGCCATCTTCGCGCCGCCCTCGCCGCATACGAAGCACAGGTGAAGAAAGGAAAGGAAACCAAATGACTACCGATGAACTGAATCAAATTAAGGAAGCCCGTGAGGCTTGCGCTAAACGTGCAGAGGATCTTCAGCAGGAAGCTGACAGCTATATGGCAAAGGCAGAACCGCTCTTGCTCAAGGCAGAAATTGCACAGTCAGAAGCCGACTCCCAACGCAATACCGTCATGGGGTGGGATAGTGTTCTTACGCTCTTAGGCGAATAGGGCCTTGCCCCTCTCTATATAGGAGAATGGAAATGATATTCGTGGATCGGTTCAGCACCCTCGATGATCTCACTGGTGTTGATCGAGGGGACAAAATGAAACTGCTCGAAGCCTTGGCGGTGGTAGGCCGCTTTTCGGCATTTGAGGTCGATAATGTCATGGCTCACCCCATAACCGAATTACTCAAAGGGCCATACTTGGAAGTCACAGGCGGGACCTACCCATGGACAAACGTGAGACTCACGGACGAGGGCGCGGCTCTTTTGGCTGACGCCAAGGGGCTCTAACTCTCTATATAGGAGGTGAAGATGGAACTGCCCACCGACTACACGGCGCTCTCCCCTCACGAAAGGAGGGCTGTGCGCGAGCAGTATGTCAGAAAACAGAAAAACCTGTGTTATTATTGCAACGCGCCATTGGATGAGCCCCCTCCAAAGGAAATTACTTCAAAGCCAATCTATTGGCGGGCATTCCCGCCTAACTTTTTGAAGCATCCTGTACACCTACAACACTGTCATAAGACTAATATGACAGAGGGAGCCGTCCACGCTTATTGCAATGCCGTTCTCTGGCAATACCATGGCCGCTAACCGCCCCCCCAAGGAGAAGGCAGATGAGTGAGGTCAATTGGTTTCGGGGGTTTCCTTCGCCAAGTCTTCGGCAGCTTGCACCGGTCGCTTTGTTCGTGTAAGCTGCGCTCATGACAAAACCAACAATCACGCAAGAGCGCCTGAAAGAACTGGTCCGGTATGACCCTGATACTGGCTCTATTACATGGATCGTAAGGCGGGGGAACCGTGCAGCGGGCAAGCCATGGGGTTGCTCAGATGACCGTGGATATGCCCTTGGGATGCTCGACAAGCGGTTCTATCGCGGGCACCAAGTCGCCTTCATCTACATGACTGGTGAACTACCGGCCAACGACATCGACCACATCAACGGGGATAAGTCGGACAACAGGTGGGCCAACCTAAGGGCCTGTACGCGAGCTGAAAACCTCTGCAATACGCACAAGCTGCGCTCAAACAATACGTCAGGATTTACCGGGGTTGCCGCCACACCAAACGGGAAGTGGGTCGCTCAGGCCAAACTGCGGGGAGGCTACACATATCTCGGGCGGTACAAAACAAAAGCCGAGGCGGCGGCAGCCTACGACAAGGCTGTTCTCGCTGACCGGGGGGAGTTTGCTACTCTGAACTTTCCTCAGGAATCTCCTTCCTGATATCCTCTACGAGAGTTGAAGTCCACTGGCAGTACCTGTTCCCGTCTCGTTCAATGCCCGCCTTACAAAGCAATAATTGAACATCGACGTATAGATTATATGCAAACCATGTGGCCGATCCCGCGAAGGCAAAGCCTGAAACGAATAGCCCCACTACATAGGCGGGGGCGTTCTCATGGATATGTTCGGCTATGCGGTCAATCATTTCTCGATTTCCTTGGGGCCAGCAAAGCCACCTTCCAGATAGCGGGTCAGATCGTCTATGGCCTGGAGCCCCGCCTTGTTCGTCGGGAACCCCATTGTGGTAATGAACAGAAGAACAGCCCATGCGCGTCTTCGCTCGGCGGCGCATTTTCTGACGGGCACGGATTCGAGGTAGGCGCGAGTGACCCATGACGTAGGCTCCGTCTCGCCTTCTTCAGCGCATTCAAATTCATCGCTCATAGGACACCTAGAAGTTTGAGGATGCCGAAGCATAGGAAAGCAGCCACAGCACCGCCGAAAAACAGGAAGGCGACCAAGCCGTCAAAATCAGGAACCATCTCTCACTCTCCTAATGTCTGCCGTGTGCCGCTCCACTTCACCGTACTCGCGGTCATAGACAATGCACTTCATCGCCCTGCCCGAGCGGTAGCCCTGCGCTGCATGCCATGCGTCCTTGGCGGCTAACGTCCGGTGGCATTCCATGACCACGCCCATGTCCTCTTGAACCCTGTCATGGTGAACGTGGCCCGTGTGCCAATAGCGGTAAACGGACTGACCCCAATCGTCTGGGCGATCCACCGCCATAATCTTGGCCAAATCCTTCCACTTGGCCTTGTCACCGTGTGTCGCCCCGATTAGAACCTTTCCAAAGCGCATGTACCAAACCGCGCTCGGGGAAAGCTCTACCGTCACTCTGGGCTCGTTCCGGTAATAGGCGTCCAGCAGGAGGCTCAGGAACACCGCTGAGTGGTCATCGTGATTGCCTATGACATTGCGGATCACCACGTCCCTGTGCTTCTTGAGGGCGCTCTGAACGAGGGTATAAAAGGCCCTCGCCCCTACCTGAAGAACCTTCTGCCAGCGGGTGTCCACATCAAGGACATTGCCGCTTCGCATCGTGCGGTTTTCCATATTGTCCGCATGGAAGAAGTCCCCGAGATTGAGAATCAATGCCGTCTCGGATTTGGGGGCTGACTGAACGAGGCGGGCCATAGCGGCGGTCAGATCGCGCTCGGCAATATCGAGGTCAAAGTCCTCCCCCGCTTCATCGGCCCATGCGTACATCCCTATGTGGGGATCACCCATAGGATAGACGGTAAGCAAGTCCGCCTCTGTTGATTTGGGTTCCTTGGTGGGCTTGACCTTCCCCTTGACGATATCGGCAAGTTCTTCGGCAAAGGCCCGGAACTGTTCTTCCC